CGATGCCGACGGTGTTCAACTCACCGGCAAGGTTGCGGGTTTGCGCGAACGAGCACGCGGAAATCAGGACGAGAAGGACAACGAGGAATTTCTTCATGTCAGCCTCCTATGCGCTCTTGTGGCGGATGGCGGTGCGCCATTCCAGGATGATGAGACCGCAGCGGATGCGGATGCGGTAGGTCAGACCGTCGATGTTGGTGCTGGTGTCCAAAAACGTCTCGGGGCCGACGCGGCCGTTGAGGAAAAGCATCTCGGCGACCGGGAACAGGTTCGGATCGGCGAAGAGATAGAAGTTGGTTGCGGTCGTGATGCGGGCCGAGGCCTTGACCACGAGGTTGGCGTCGGAGTTCGGGTTGTAAACACCCTCACTCATGTTGACCTGCGGAAGCGCCCGGCTGGCGACAAGGATCTTTGCGGTATCCTCGTAGTCCGGATGCACGAGCAGCGTGCGCGGCATGATGTCGTAGTAGTCAGTGGCGGTCTCGGCCGCGCTCTTGTGAACCGGCATCTTACGCATGGTCGCGCGGGCCGTGCTCAGGTTGGTCGAGTTCAACCCGCCGCTGTTGGTCAGGTCGTTGTCAACGGTGTTGCTGTCGCTGAACCAGGCCCGGGATGTGGCGGTCAGGGTCGGCGGGGTGTTGATGGCGGCGAAGAGCAGCGCCTCGGGGACGCGCATGGCTGCCGCGCCTTTGCGGAACGGGATCGACGCCAGAGCGGAGAGGTTGTCATCGATGATTGCCTCTTCGGTCAACGTGGTCTTGTCCGCATACGTGGCGACGGAGCCGGTTTCTGCACGGTCGGAGAACTTGCTTTCCCGGTACTCGGCACCTTCGCGCTTGAGCGGGAGGTCGGCATTTTCCGACAGACCAACCCGGGTGACGGTCTTGAAATCGCTGGTGGAGCCGACGGAGCAGATGGAATCCCACACCCGGCCCTGAGCCATGAATCCGCGAATGGTCGCCTTGTTCATGACGTTGCTGGTCAGGTTCGAGAAGCTCGCCGCGGTATTGTCGGTCGCAATGGCGTTGCGGGCGCTGAGAATCAGCTTGCGGGCGATCTCTTCCTTGGTCAGACCACGGGTTCTGATGCCGGAACGCTCAAGGATGTCCGCGCCGATGTCGAGCAGCGTCCGGCCTCGGAACTCGCCGGGTTGCGGATTCTCGATGCCGTGGTTGCCGGGCATGCCGCGCATCATGATTGCGTCCGTCATGCAGGCTGCACGCTTGTCATCATCGGTCGCGCCCATGGTGACGGTCGGGATGGTCGCACTCGATACGGTCTGCTGCCGGCGTTCGATCTCTGCGAGAACGGCATCGGCTGCGGCATCATAGCTGGCCCGCTGGTCGATCATCTTCGCGGCGATCTCGGGCATGTTGTGCTTGGAACACAGTTCCCGGATGCGCATGTCGAGCGATTTACGCTCGGCTTCTGCCAGGATACGGGTGGCATCGGCGAGCTTGTTCGCTGCCTCTGCGGCCATCCGCGCGGCTTCGTCAGCCGGAGGAATGACGGGAGTCTTGTTTTCGGACATTTGGAGAGCCTCCTTGCATGTATTGGCAGCCTCGCGGCTGGGATTTATTGGTTCTGATCGTGCTTTTGCGCCAGGGTCGGCACCGATGGCGACGAGGGAAAATTCCCGAAGTTCCCATGTTTTCGTGAGTTGCAACGGGCCCTCGTATTCTTTGCCGTTGTATGCGATACGCTCGCCGGCTTCGATCCATGTTCCCATCGGTTTGTAGCCAACAGAGCCACTGTCGAGGTGCCCATCTTTAATTTTGTTGAACTCATCGACGGCTTCGGGAGCCCTGGCGAAATACAGGCGTCCGACGACGCGGCCGTTTTCGATGCGGATCTCTCGCACAGAGCCGAGCACAGCCTTGGTTGAGTTGCGGTCGTGGCTGTCAAGCAGCGGGATTTGCTTGCTTTCCGGCAGGATCACGCCGTCGGCGAGCAGGACTTCTCGGATCACCTGCCACCGCTCGCGGCTGAATACCTCGGCCGGCGTCTCTGTGGAGAGGATGAACTCAACGCTTCTGTCATCTTCTCGGATCGTCGACGGGGTGTAAGCCATGCCGTGTCGTAGGGTCATGCCGTCATTGTGCTGGTTGGGCATCTGGTGCCTCCTGGTCTGGGTCTTCTTCCTGCTGTTCGCCGGGCTTGTCCGCAGCTCGTAGCGTTGCGATACCTTCAAGCGACTGCTCGTAAAGCAGCGTTGCGTTAATTTCCTCGATGTCGGTTCCCATGTCCTCGGCCTCGTCAGTCAGCGTTGACAAGCCCATCAAGATCTTTTCTTTCCGTGCTTGCACGTCTTTGAGCGGATCAACCCATTCCTGGATCGGCCGCGAGAATGAGACGCGCAGGAAATCGTAGGCGCGTTCGTCGAACCCTGGCATGGCAAGCGGAGGCTTACCGAATTGGCGCTCGTGGTCGATGAACCAGCGGTAAATTTTGGCGTGAAACTGCTCTTCCCATCGGGCTTGAACCATTTTGGCGTAGGACCGCTCGATGATGAGGAGCTGGCGAGATCCGGCGAAATTTGTTTGCGATCCGTCGTGCGAGATGCTTTCGTACGATACGCCAGCGCCGACAGATGCGGCTTGAAGTTCCTTCGTGAGGAACGGGCCGTATTGAGAGCCGGGCGCTTCCGGCTTGACCATGTGTGGCTTCTCGCCGGGGAGGCAGTATTTGATTGCGGCCGGTTCGAGATACTGCGCTCGGCGTTCAACCGTCGTCGGCACGACTTCGGTGCCGCTCTTCACTTCGGAAACGTTTCCATATTCGTCGATGTAGGGCGTCTCGATGAAGACACTGAAATGGTTCTGGAGCCGCGCTGAATCCATGGTTGAGTAGGCATATTCGTTCAGGCGGAAGAAATTTTGCACGACGCTGGCGTAACTGCCAATGCCGATCACGTCTGATGCGCGGCTGCGGTCGAATACGTGGATGATGTCCTCGGCAGGAACGCGAACGCTCTCGGTCTGTGTTTCGCTCGGGTGCATCGGCCGAATCCAGTAGGCGACCGGGGCGTTATTTGCGTCCACCTCAATACCACCGACGATGCGGTTTTGCGACGGGGAGTATTCGCGGTCTCTGGCTGTGTCGAGATGGTCGCATTCCATGAGCTTGAGCCGCAGTTTGCCGCGCAGGATCAGCCGTTGAACGAGGAAGCCGCCGTCATCGAAATCGTGATTTGCGGCCGTCCGCTGGAGCTGGTACAGGCTGTCGCCGTTGGCTGATGCCGTGGGCGTCCAGCGTTCCCAGCGGTCGAGGATGTCTTGATTCAGCTCGCGGTTCAGCTCGTGGCGGGATCGTGCGCCGTTGTTGCGGATCTTCGGCCGGGGCCAGATGCCCTCACCGACGAGGTTCGATCGGAAGCGGCGACGGGCACCGACGATATACGGGTTATTCCGGGCCAGATCGCGGGCCTTGTTGGTAACGGCCTGCCATGCGGCAACGTTTTCTTGCGCTCCGCTGCTCTGTGTTGGCCGCCATTTGGTGTCGCTGCCGGTTGTCTTGGCTGCCATGTATGCGCGTTGGATCTCATAGGTCATCTGCTCGCGGAGATAAGCGACAGCTCGAGCAGGCGAAACCACGCGGAGGATAGCCGCGACGGCTCGGACAGTCAGGGAAAGCTCTGCCATCAGTCGCCCCCTGGAATGAATATCGGGGCGACCGTGCCGGAGCCTGGAGTTGTGAGGCGAGAGATGCGACTGCGGAGAGATTCGATTTGTGCCTGAAGGTCTTTGAGCGCGGCCATGGTTTTATTGCGGCCTGCTATCCCGTAGGACTGGGCCTGTAATGCGCTATTGCGTGCCGTCTCGTAAAGTGCCAGCTCTGCTTGAAGCTCTGCCAAAGTCGCCATTTTTTGCACCTCTCACTTTAGAGATAATGCGAGGCGAGCTTGCGGGCAACAGGGGCGTGTGAAAAGTCTATGTTAGCGGCGACGCTTTCGGCGAGGCGGTGGCGGCGGTTCCGGCTCGGGCTTGGGAATGTCGGCCGGCAATGGGCCGATGGCGGTGAACGTGGCGGTGCAGCGGCGGCACCAGCAGGACCGGACTTCACCGCGTGTTGAGGTGATGCGAACGTCACCAGCCAGCCCGAACTTTGCGCACACGGGGCAAACGGTCCCGGCCGGCAGGTATTCCACTGCGCCACGGCACGATGCCAGGACGAGGCGGATAATCTCGACGCGGGCGTTCTCGGAAATCCGGCCCATCTCACCGACGAGAATCAGGCGGGCAATTTGCGCCATGTTCATCAATACCTCCTGATAGCCGGGTTCGTCGGCTCTTTTGTGCTGGGTGGCTCTTGTGCGGCTGGAGCGGCGATTCTGGATGCCCGCCGGTTTAGCGTAATCAGCGGCCGGAGACCGCCGTAAAACTCGGGATCGGCAAGCACATAGCACATGACTTCGCAGTCGAGCATGTGGTTGTCGCGCCGGATCTGGACCCATTCAACTATTTTCGTCTTGCGGTCGGCCCGACGCTCTTCGGCTGTCATTTGCTTTGCGTACCACTCCGGGGTGTCGGCGTGAATATACCACGATCCAGGGCCTCCATCGGTGCGCGTTTGGCTGATCCTTGCTTCGATGGCATCTTTGACGGCCGAGGTGTTGACCATGACGATCTGGATACCACCGGGGATCGGCTTGCCGGACGGAGTTTTCTCGATTGGTTTGCCGATGCGGATTTTCGTCGGCATAGTCCGAGATGAACCTTTCGAACCGAAGAGGGTGACACCTCGGCCCTGATGCTGCCGGATGAAATTATATGTCTCCTCTGTGCGGCTGATGTACGCACCGTCTTCCTTGCCACCACCAGTGTCGATCAGCGCCCTCCAGATCGGGAGGCGCTGGCCGCCGTGCTGCGCGAACGACGAGAATATCAGGGTCTCGACGTCCTCCCATGCCGGCAGAAAGCCCTCGTCGATGCCCCAGGAGGTAGCATCCTCGCCCCATGCTCTCACGCGATACCAGAAGCCTTTTTGTTGCACATCGATGCCGCAGGTCAGTGCGACCGCCTCATCGGGCACGACGGCTTTCGGGAGCGTGGTCTTGCACTCCATGATTGCCTGTTGTGATTCGTCCTGGCTTGCTGATACTCGCTGCACCCACGGCTCGGCGAGGGTTGAGTTGTAAAAATTCTGCATCTCGGTTGGGTCGGTGCGGCTGCGGAGCCAGGACGAGACGAGAGCGTCGAGTCGGCCGCCTGGGAAGAGGCTCATGAGGCGGTTGATCTGGTATCCGATCGTGCGCGGGCGTGTCGGTGCGCCGGATCTGGCGATGGGGATGCCATGCTTGAGAGCCTCATTCTTGTGTTCGGTCGTCCAGAGCGCTCCGCATTTGTCACAAGCATAGGCTGAATCAGCGTGGACTTGCGCCTTGGTTGCCTTCGATCCGTCCGGCCATGTCACAGATCCGGTGTCCTCGCCGTCGATCCGGGTGGGGAAGAAGCGCAATGTCTGCCGGTGCTGGCAGTGCGGGCATGCGACATGGTAGTCAAACTGCGCGTCGGTGCTGCGAAACTCCCTGGCGAT